TATCCGCTCTGAGCCTCTGTAACCACCCATAATAGTAGCGTTGTAGTAGGTTCCAGCACGCTGAATAGTTGAGGCAACATCAGGAAGAAGACTGCTAAAACCTTTATTCATACCGGCAGCAAAGTTTGTAAAATCGGTTAAACCAACACCTGGACGCATAAGGCTGTTATTTTGCATATCCGCCTGGTTCGGCATACCACCGCCGCCGCCACCACCGGCCATGTAATCTGTGCCATTGTGAGCCCCGCCCATGGCCTGAATAAACTTGCCCTTACCAAAAGCACCAGAAATAGCCTTAGCAGCTGCGGATAAGCTGGTTTCAATTGCCTTGGCAGATTTAGCTACATCTGCAGCGTCTCTTTTAGAGGAACTGAGATTTTTAGCTAAATCTTTACCAGTAAGGTCTTTATCTGCCATAGAATTACTTTCTGTTTACTTTCCCAAAAAAGCTGGCCATTTCTAACCAGTTAGTTCTTTCTCTAGGACTTATACTTTTTACCTCGTCTAATGTCCAACCAGTAAACGAGATAGATACAAGAGCCCACTCTTCTAACAGCATTCTGTAGTTAGAAACTTTAGAAACGAAATAAAGCCCCAATACTAATTGGGACCACTACCTTTCCTTCACACTCTGGGCAATCTACTTCAATATTCTCAAACTTTGGTCCAGGCGCACGCTTGGCAAGTTCTTCACCAATTTTACGACGGTCAGCCAAACCAATATTTTGAGCCTGAATTTTGCTAAGAACTGGGTTCCCATCTATTTCTAGAACTGTTTGTTCAAGAAGTAGAGTGGTTAACTCAGGAACGGTTTTATCAGAATTGTTTAACAAAGTTTTTTGAGTAGTTCCTGTAGGTAATGCAACAAGGTACTTGTGCTTTTTACCTTGAACAGTAAAAGTACGGTCATCAATAGGGTTATTTAATGTAACTACCTTGATATCTTCATCTACATTTATTTCTACATCCAGGTACTCGTTACATGTAGCGCAGTATCCCCTTAGTTCGACCACAGTACCAAAAGTTACTTTATAGATTCCTAGAAGCAAAGCATCACGGTCACCTACAAGCAGCTGGTCTACAATCTCTAAAGTTATTGGCTCATCACCTAAAGAAACTACGGCTCTTTCTAAAAGCCCGTTAAAGGCTTTAGCTAGAGTTGGTGCTTTACCTATGTATTCTTCATCTTTACCGGTAAGCTCACGAACCTCAGCAGTCTTGATGACCTCCCTAGCGGAATTTACATATCCGCCAGGAAGGAGCACCAAAGATTCTGAAGGGTAAGTAATCTCCGAAAAGGTTACTTCTTGTTGTTTACCTTCCGCCATCGCCTGATTAGCAAGTTGATTTAGCAAATCTGGGTTAGCGGCTGTTACTTTTTCGTTCACGATTTATTCTCCTGTTTTTAGTTTTAATTAGTTAGCAAATGGTTTAGCTGAACCTGCAGCAGTTAGGTCTGTTGCCCAGTTGACATCAAAGCCCTCGTGGACTAGAGTCATCTGTTCAACAAAAATAGCATTGTCACCAGCGTTTAGGTCAGAGAATGCAACGTTGGTTGGCCAAGCGTTGTAAACCTGAAAACGCATTGAGACGTGGTCAGTGTAGTTAGCACCAGTTAGCTCGGTGTTAGCTCCCCCTGAACCAGCGATTGGGTGCGATAGCACCGCAATCTCAACGTCACAACGGAAGTTAGTTGCCTGGTTTGCGCGGTTTGTTCCACCTTGTACTGTTGCAAACAACTGACGCATCCAGTCCCAGTGCTGCTTAGTGCCGAGAACGACACCACGCTGTAGTGAGATAGGTGCAAAGGTTGTCTGACCAGGAATCTGGTGGACAGTGGTGTTGTACCCACCTTCACGGTAAGGAATTGAGTCAGTGGTTACTGCCAATCCCGAAACCGAGGTGAAACCAACGGTGACTTTGTTTGCTCCACCTGGAAGCCAGGTAGCGTCACCAGAGTTTAGCGGCTTGAAAGTAACCAGAAACCTAAAGTTTCTGATTGGGTCTGTTTCAAGTGTGGAACGGTTATTGATTACTGTAGCCATGGTTTATTTTCTCCTTAGATTACTGGCCGACGATTTGGCTTAGGTTGATGATTACAAACTCACCTGGGTACTCAAGAGCAACACCCACATCAATGTTAACAATTCCGTTAGCAATTGATTGTGGTGAGTTATTAGTTGAGTCACACTTTACAAAGAAAGCGTCCTCTGGTGTTGCACCACGAAGACCGCCCTGGTTGCGATATGTGTTCAAGAATGCAGACAGGGTTGTTGTAAGACGAGCCCATAGAACCTCACTATTGCTTTCAAATACAGCAAACTGAGTAAGGTCTGACAAACTCTTTTCAATGTAGGTTAAAGAACGGCGCATTGCAATGTAGCGGTTTGCTGTTCCATCCTGCTTTAGAGTACGTCCACCCATTACTACAATTCCAGCACCAGGAACGTTACGGATAGCGTTCAATGGATAAAGAGTGTTATTTAGAGTGTCTAGCTCATCATTTGTAAGTAGCTTTTCAATAGCAATAGCATCTTGAATTTTAGCTCCAATACCAGCGGGAGTCTTATAAGGACCAGCCTTGCGGTCATTGAACAAGTACAGACCTGCAACAGCACCAGCTGGGCCAATCTTACGAAGTGGGCTACCGCTGATTGAGGTGTCCTTGATAAATACGTGTGGGTAGTAAACTGCTGCACGGCTTGACACAGTTAACTGGCCAGCATAAGTTCCAGCTGCAGCAACACTCAAGTCTACTGGAGTGTCTAGTACTGTAAATCGGCTTGTGTTTACTTCACTCCATGCAATCAAAGCATTGAATACAGTTTGAGAGTTTGCATCAGTCAAGAACTTAGTTGCATCTGGAACAAAGAATACCAGTGGACAGTCAACAACGTTAAACTCATTAAACACGGTGTATGATGCAACTGTAGCTGCGTTTGCACTGTCACCAGTGTAGTCTGCCTTAGTAAGAGCAGCAGTACTTAGTGTACCTGTTAACGGTTGGTACAAAGCGTTCATAGTTGCAGTTGGTGTTGTAACGGTTCCGCTAACTTGAACATGGTTAGATGACAAGGCAAGAACAGTCTTAATATAACTGCTTGAGTCAGGCTGGTCAAAGCTAACTGAGTTAAAGCGCTCAACCTCTGTGTTAAGAGATGCCCTGCTTTGTGTAAAGGTGCTGCTGACATAGTCGCTGTCACCATCATCAAAATACACGTGGAAATCGTAGTAATCTTTTCCACCAATAGTGACTTTGTTGTCTGTCTTTACACGAAGAGAAGTGCTGTTGTTACCCTTGTACTTTGATTCAATCTTTGCAATCTTAATAGGGGTTGCAGCAGTGTCGTAAATGTCAACAGATGCTTGAGGAGAATCTGATGCAACTACACGACGAACGTAAAGGTCTGTTCCACCATTGTTGAAGAACATCCTTACGCTGTAAGTAGCAGGATAGCTACCATTTAGGCTACCAAATTTATCTTCAAACTGAGAGTAAGAAGTAACTCGGGTAATTGTTGTTGGGCCCTTTGCAAATTGGGCTACGATAGCACCGGCAGCAATAGCTGAATAGCCGAATGCATTGGTGGTTACCGCTAATGGAAGTTCATTAATATAAACTCCAGGGTGATTATACACAGTCATTTAGACTCCTTGGTTAGTTAGTTTTTCGGGGGTTTACGGATTATTCAGTTATTGTAAAGGTCTCAGTAATTTGAGATGGACCGTCAGGCTTTGATGTAACACGCACAACTGCTATGTCTACCTGTTGTACTCCGATTAGTTTCCTGTAAGTTTCTTGAGGTATTTCACTCGAGACACGAACAGTTACAGCATTCATGAATAGTCTCTTACCCGATTCAGTCATATCGCGTTTGGAGACATCCAGAACATCTAGGCGACGCATAGTATTAGTGTTTGTAGTAGTCTGACCTACGGTCACACTCTTTTCCACTATTTCTAGGTAGCCAAATCTAAAGGGCAGCTTTGATTGTAAAAGCTGTGCCATGAGTGACCTATCATGTCTAGGATTACGAGAATACGCAGTAATCTGGTAATCAATAGTAACTGGGATAGGCAAATCTGTTTCGTATGTTTCTCCCGCATTAAGAGTCATAATATCCGGAACTAAATAAGCAGCGTGTGTTTTACCACGCATTTCTCGTTCCATATCTCTATTAATATCAATCATGTCAATAGTTATATACGGGTACACCTGAGCACGAATTTCTTGGTCAGGCTGACCAAAGAAAACTCCAACTTGACGAGCAGTAGCAGTTGCATCAGACTTTTGGTCATGCACAACTATCCCCTGAAGGCGTTCCCTCAGAGCTTCGTCTTCGCTTAGCAAAAAAGTCATATTTACCCTGAATGCTTATCTAAG